TCATCTTCATCATAAAGAATTTGAAATTAAAATGGTTCAATATTTAGGGGGTATAGCTAACCCTAAAGGTGGTGGTGACAAAGGAATTGATGGAATTATTTCAGAGACGAGTGAACCAATTCAAGTGAAGCAATGGATAGTAAATAGTTCAGAATTTTCAAAATTTTATAGGGAATTAAAAAAGAATACCCAAGGTAGTTATATTGCTTATGATTTTACTTCTGGTGTAAAAGAAGAAGTTATGCGATTAAAAAACGAAGAAGGAATAGAATGTCGTTTGTATACGGTGGGGGATATTCTCGGAATTCCCAAAAACGAATATAAAGAAAAACTTAAAAAACATCTCGATAAGATACATGATGATAAACTTAAAAAAGCCGCTTAAATTAAAATTCATACGTCATCCCGTAATAATCTAAATCAGATTAAGAAACTATAATTTTTCTCATCTTGAATAATAATATTATTAAAGTATTATTAGTTTTATGGATATAAAATTTAAAGGTTTTATGTATAAAACAGGCAATGTTGAAATAAAAAATGCAGTTGATCCAATCATTCGACTTGGAATTTTTGTTACTTTACCCTCCAGTTTTATTTGTATTGTTGCTGGTATTTGGGCTGAAATATACTCACTCACAATAACAGGAATTATTTCTCCTATAGGATTAATGATATTTTTTTTCTTTAAATATCATTATTTTTCTATAAATGACCCTGATAGATTACAAACTGAAAAATTTCAACTTGAAAAACAAAAAATGCTTTTAGAGATTACATCAAAAAATCCCATTCCAGAGTCTGGAAAATCTTTCACAGAAGTAATTCCTTATGGAGAATCTTTACTTCCGAATCTGGGGAAAGAAGAGGATGAAAAAAAATGAAAAAGTCTATATTTTATTTATTAAGTATTAATATAATAGAAAATTATAATGAACAATTATTTAAAGAAAAAATAAGTTTAGCAGTAGATTGGATACAGATCATGCCAAACATTTTTATTATTGAATCAACATCAGATAAAAGTAAATGGTTGACTAGATTGAAACTTTCATTAAAAGAGAATTCTTTTTTTATAACAGAAATGAATATTGATAACAATACAGGATTTTTATCCAAATGGATTTGGGATTGGATGGATAAAAAAAGAAAAGAAAAATTATTAAACTGAATTATTACTAAAACTTTCTTGAGATGTGATGTCGTAATTTAGCGCATACGTGATTTAACTTCCAAAGTTCGTCATACCCTCACAATTAGAAGTGATTTAATATACTATGATTAATGCGTTTAGTCAATAACTTTATGTATTAAATACGTAATGATATCAATGCGTTATATGCTATGTTGTTAAGTCTAGGCGCACACTAGTACCTCAGGTAATAAACTTTTGAGGTTGAAATGTCGACGCCTTGCGAAAAAAACGAAGTAATTAATATCATTCGTGACGACGTTAAAGAAGTCAAAGGTGATATTAAGACCTTGCTAGAATTTAAAATGTGCTTTTACCTGCTGCCATCTTATCTGTTTGGACTATGTAGTCAGCTATAAAGTGAACGGTTAAGATTGCGATTACGATCCAAGGAATGTTATATGTATTCATAAAACCCCCCTATCTTCTTAAAACCCTCATCAAGTACATTTCTAAAGCTCGTGCAACAAACTCAAACATTGTTATCTTGTTCGCAGCGCAGTAGGTTTTTATTTGCATCACCAGCTTATCTTCTATTTTAAATGAATGAACTTTTAGCATATGCACCATTCCTGTTTGTTTGTTTAGTGCTATGATCTATTTATTAGATCTAATACTACTATACTACTAGTAACAAAGTAAGTCAAGGAGTATCTTTAATGCGCAACCCATTGATTTTATTACTCTTGCTATCATTATTTTCCTGCTCAAACATAAATACCAAACAAGACTTGTCGAAAGTCTATAAAAAAGACCTATACATGTCAGAAGGAAAGCGTGAGGGGACAGGTGTTTTAGTACTGCCTAAGCAAGATAACTATTCAATATTTGTTGAGTCTGACGGCAAGATAAACCTGCTAACATTCAGGACATGCTCACGTGAGATAATAATTAAAGATCCTCGCCAGGGATTATCACGCAAAAAATTTACTATTAAGTACGCTCCAAACGAAGTTGAAAAATCAGGTATATGTCAAACAGAGATAAGTGCTCTATCAATTGAGAATGAAAATTCATACGGGTTTATTGATTACGAGGACGCACAAGCAACTCTCCCTGCTGTAAACGTATGTGGCGGAGTTACCGAATCCACAGGAGGCGTCAGTATCTGCCAGGAGCGACAAGGCATGATCGAAAAGATTAAGTTCAATACTGTAGTAGTCGCCGCTCCTACAGGTTGCGAACTTGATAAGAGAGAAGGACTTGAGTTTATATACTCAGTGAAAAATGGAATTTGCATTGTCGCGTTTTACGAAAAAAAAAGTCCTCACCGTATCCATAGGCTTACAATTTTAGGACATCAAGATCAACTTTTATCATTATAGGGGGAAGTTATGGTAGCAGCGATATTGTCAATGTTGGGTGTTCTACTCCCGACAATTATCAAAATTGTCGGATATCTGATTGATAAAAAGAAAAATTCCGACGACCTAAAAGTGGAGTTCCTAAAATTCGTTGCGTCGATCGAAAAGGATATGCCGATCAAATTAAGGAAGGATTATCTTGATCAAATTGCACAGGTAAAAGAACAGTTGCAACTTGAGGAGACTAAGAAAACTACCCTAGTTGAAGAGCATGCAAACTATAAAGAGTCATATGAAAAACTTTTGTTAGAACACGAGGCGCTAAAATGTCAACTCTCCAAAAAATAAAATCACTCATCACCCTAAAAGCTAAAGAGGCCTCCATTGATCCAAATATCCTACATGCGCTTGTTATGACCGAGAGCGGCCATAACCCTTGGGCCATACGCTTTGAAGTTGATTATCGGTGGCTTTATGACGTCCCTGGCATGGCAAAGGCAGCAGGAGTAGATCCGCTAACTATGAAAATCATGCAACAGACTAGTTGGGGTATATGTCAAATAATGGGAGCTATCGCTTATGAGTATGGATTTAGAGGGTGGGCACCGATGCTATGCGACCCTGAGTTAAATCTTAAATATGCGATTCTGCATCTTCAGAAAAAGATTAAGCATGAGCATCTATCTGACCCTTGTGATATATACGGAAGTTATAATGCAGGATCAGTCAGGAAAAAGAATGGTGAGTATGTTAATAAGAAATATGTAGATAGATTTAGATTAAATTTGAACAAGATCACATTGCCAGATAATTGATTCGCCTAGAATAGATTTAAAATTAATGATCTCATTATTTTTTATATCGCCTTCATACGTCGCACGAAACGTCTCGCCGTATTTCCTTAAAACTAATTTCGATTTATCTCTTGAGATATTGGACACTGCAAATTGGTTGGTTCTAGTGCCGACCCAAATTTTCAGATAACCTTTATCGTCATTCAGTCTCAACTCGATCTTAGTAGGAAGACCAGTATGATCACGAGAGATATAAGTTTTCTCATTGTGCGTACACGACGTACACGATGTTAAAAATAACAAAACTAATAAAATCATTTTCTTAATGTGCAAACCCATATCCTATTACCATGTAGAGACAATTCAAAATCAGAGATAGTAAAGTACTTCTCGTCGAATGTACCATGATACTCTCCTTTGATTTTTGCATCTCTCTGTACGCAATGTACATCACGCCCAAATTTTTCTGATTGACTGCCGTCTAAATAAAAATCTAATTCACTATTAGACGACCGACCGCAACATCTTAGTTGTATACCCGCTCTATAGCAAGTGCTTTCACCACGATATATGCATAGTCGGATATCAGCGCCTAGACCTCCGCTACCTTTACCAGTATAAACACCTAGAGGACACTTAAATGAAATATCTCTAGTGAATATTTCTGAAAAGACTCGCCAAAACTTGACATCGTTATTACGCTGTTCGTGCCGTAAATGAATAAAGTCTATCTCTCTTTTTAACAACGCCTTCGATGTTGCAGGAAGTTCTAATGCTAGCGATGATCCAATCCCTTCAAAGCTATCATCTCCATTGAATTTCCATTGCAAATATGGAGTGATAAATAATTCAAACAATCCCTCAATATCTGCTCCAATCGCAACCAAACCATGTAGTTGAGCGACCGCAGAGAATATTGTAATTAAGTTTGCATCTCTTATCTTCTCCTCAAGTTCTAATAGATCATCACGTGTCTCTCTGGAGAGTTGGTCAGGGCGTGGAAAGTCTTCAGCAGAGAATGCATTTATACTTATAAGTAAAATAAAAGTTATGATTAACTTCATTTCAGATCCGGCCAGCATTTATTAACATCTAAACCATGGCGAGTACACCAGTCTCTCATAGTCAAGTCATTTGAGACTTTAAAACATGCTTGTTCACAGTCGTGACATTCCGCTCTCCAATGTGCTGCTTGTGCAAGACATGAATCAAGGCCACACTTGTCGCCTCTCTGGCAACAGCTCTCAGCTTTTGCTTTACCCTCTATAAGTTTTGCATTCAGTGCCGTCCCACATTCTCTTAGGCATTTAATAGTGAGATCGTTAATCCACTGTGGGGTTGGTTCGTCCGCCCATGTACTTGGATCGTCAGACGCAAACGTAGAAAAAGACAATAAAAGGACGATAGCTACTAAAAGTAGTTTCATAAAGAACTCCTAAAAAAATGTTGTCTCTGATTTTTCAGAGTGGTGAAGTCAACATAAATTAGTTTAGGGATAAAGTAAATAATAAATGGATGCGGAGCGTCCGTGGGTTACCATTTTGCTAGCGTCGGCAATATGGTCAAAAAGGCAGCTCGTCGCCGAAGTAACCATCGTTTGATACAGATGATGGGGTTTGGAGAGTGGACGACTCCCGGAAGGGGTTTTGCGATGCTAGTGCGGTCTGGACGGCAGCATCTAAAGGCTTAACCTTTGGAGCAGATAAAAATGTGATATCTAGGATCGTGTAATTATCTTTTTTAGTATTATCCTCGTTATTTGACATCTCACATTCTGCATATATTACCGATCCCTTCGATAAGTACTGGCAAATTAGCTCCGCCCGTTTCTCCCATGCAGTTAGGTAGACCCAATCAGTGACCTCCCCCTTAGAAGTTTTTCTTTTCTTATTCGACGCAACTGATATTGAACAGAGTTTTTTACCTGTAGCGGTTGTTTTCATTTCTGGATCTTTACCAAGTCTGCCTATGACAGTCAGTTTAAACATTTAGAGTCTCCTGTTTTATTTTTTTATAAATTTTATGTCTTAACTCTTTAGGATAATTTCTAAAACTATCGCCACCATTTTTTCTGACTAGATCTTTTTCCGATTCGGGTAATTGATTGAATAGTAAACCAGTTTCAACCCATTGTTCTATTAAATCATATTTAAATAGTAATCCTTTGGCACGATTCAAATAATAGGAGCAGTCACTTTTAAGTAAATAAGAAAAAGGATTATGGCATTTGTCTCCAGTATAAGATCCGTTAGACCCTAAATCAATGGCCATTAATAGTAGGTCTTCAGGGGTATGCCCTTGCTTTAAGAGAGTTTTATATGCAGATGATTCTGAATACATATTCTTTTTGGAGAGTTGGCGGGGGCCGTAGATTTTTATCTTTTCTTCTTCTTTAAGAGTTTTAAAAAAACCAACTAACAGTTTTCCCTGTTGGTTAGTTCTTAGCTTATTTCTATAGCTTAGTTCTATGGGGTCCTCCAAACCGACCCCCCCCCGGTCCTCCAAACCGACCCCCTCCCAGTCCTCCAAACCGACCCCCCTACAGGAAGGGGCATCTATAAGTATTTGAAATATGGAATATTTATTATTTTTTTCCCCTGTTACTACTTTTTCAGAGATATATTTTTTAAAAATAAGCGATTTTAATGCTTTAGAAATAGTATCTTTGTGAAAATTAAGTTTATCGGCCAGTTGATATCTAGAGGTTTGATGATCAGTTTTAAAATGTCGAACCCCATATAGGTATATCAGTATAATAAATTGATAAATATCAATGATCTTAAACATATAAGCGGCGACTACTTGATTGGGAATATTGGTATATCCATTTATCCAAGCGGATAAGAATTTATTATTTAATAATTCAGGCGGAAAATCGAAAAAGTGTTTTTTGCACTTAACCATGGAGGGGTTGACTTCTGATTCAATTATACTTAACATTAACTAATCCTTTTTGTTTATAAGGCACAAGGATGTTCCAGAGTAGTTATTGCTAGAACAATAACTATCGTAGTTCTAAGTAGATAGGGCCTGTTATGCAGGCCCAAACTCTTAGGCATCAATAAAATTAATTGACAATATAATATACAATCTCCCTATAAAATCAAGCTATTCTATTTACAAATTGCCTATTCCAGTTGGCGCTTTGCATAAATAAAATCAATTGCTTTATGTGTTTTACACCAATATAATTTAAAAATAATTTAAAAATAAATTAGGAGTTAACAATGGTTTTTAAGCAGTTACTTATGCAAGTCAGAGGAGATGGGAGTCTAATTCCTGTTTCAGTGAGGCTATTGCCTGCCCATAAAGAACTTTTGAGAGGACTAGGCAGCGGGAATATCAACGCAGGAATTGGAATTTTAATGGCGACAGTTGAGAATGATATTAAGAGGCATTTAAAATTGCCTATGCGTGCTCCGAAAAAGAAAGTTAGAGGTAGGAAATGAAACACACAGAAACGATTGCAAAGCTATCAGAGGCGTTATCAAAAGCACAGGGGAGCATACAGGGAGCATTGAGAGATAGAAAAAACCCTTTTTATAATAGTAAATATTCAGACCTAGCATCTATATGGAAATGTGCAAGGGAGCCGCTTGCACAAAATGGGTTAGCTGTAATCCAGGGGACATTCATTACAGAGGATGGGAAAATAATATTGGAAAGTAAGCTCACTCATTTATCAGGAGAATGGATAAGTAGTTTCTATCCAGTTGAGCCGATTAAAAAAGATCCACAGGGTCTAGGTAGTGCACTCACATATGCCAGGAGGTATTCTCTCCAATCATTACTAGGGATATGTGCTGACGACGACGACGACGGCAATGCTGCGTCCTCTGCTCCTCGTACTCAGGTGGCATCTCCTCCTCCTGTACAAGTTATCAAACCAATGCCGATACCTACACCTGTGCAGGAAATTAAAAAAGATACTGTAGCAGATGAAGTTATGAAAAAAATATCTATCCTGTCTAATGGATATAAAGACGAGGGAAGACTTAATTTTATTTTAGAAAATTTGGGGGTTAAAACGTCTAAGGAAATTATGGCGCTAGATGATAATTCATTACTAGATATGATTGCTAAACTAGACGAATTGAAAAACGATTTTAAATAAGAGGTATCACGTGGAAGAAAATTTCGGTAATAAGATAATGATAGCGTTTAGGGATCAAGTATTGACTTCTGAAATAGTTTCGAGAATCCATGAGTTGCATATGATTGAGTTAGAGAAATTAAAAAAAGAATTATTACAATTAATTAACAAGGTGTTTGAGTGATGAGAAAGTTTTGTCCATTGATTAGAGGGGAGTGCAACCCTAACTGTGCATTAGTTATTGAAAAGGGCATGGAAAATTCATGCTCTATTTTTATGATCGCACAAGAACTTGACTGGATGGGTAGTGAAATGTCCAATTTGAGTTATTTATTAGCTAAGGATTCAGAATCTGAAAGTGAGGCAGCGAATGGAAAACGATAAACAGTGTGAGGTAAGAGGATGCCCTCTAATTAATTTTGGAGAATGCATAGGCGACAAATGCTCATTCTCAAGAGTTATTTCAAGTAATTCATCTGCAAATGAAAACGATGCCAATAAGGTTACACGTTGCGAGGTCGCTGCATTAGACATATGGAACGAACGATTGTTAATGACTTTTCAAGATATGTTATCAGGTCTATATACAGTTTGCGATAGTATGGGACTTAATCATATTAAAAATCGTCTTGACTCAATCGAGAAATGTATTGAAAAGAATGATAATAGATTTTATAAAATGATTCAGAGGAGCAGAACTGAAAATCCTAAAAAAGTTATTAAAAAATCTATTAAGAAAATTACTAAGAAAGTTAAAAAGAAATTAATTCGAAAATAAAAAGGTGGAGTTTTTAAACTCCACCTACCGCTCTCACTCGCTGAATATTAAATATAACATAATTAATTTTCAACAATTAAAAAGAATGATAAAATAGCTTTTTTAAAACCTAAAGTAGTGACAGGTAACATATGCGCAAGCTCCTATGTGATAAGTGTCAGGTTTCAAAATCTATTTCTAAGTATAGAAAACGTCACCATGCGTCAGAAAACCCCACGTGTAAAGTATGCGAGGGATATCAAGGTAATAAAACTCTAAACGGTATCAGAATAATTATAAAAAAAAGAACTTGCATCAATTGCAAGCAAGTTTTCAATTCAATAAATGAATCACGCTATTGCGATTTTTGCAAAAGGTCATGGCATGGTGCCACTGACTTTGGAAGTCCATACACTACAGCGCTGCAATGTAATTTTTAAAGGAAGTAAATGTCGTCCGATCAGAAATTCAAACGTGAAGTTGATACAAATAAACTATCCATGTCAATGACTCAAATATTTATGCAACGTGCTCCGAAGAAAAAGATATGCACTAGCACTATGTATGAACACATAAGGACTGCTTGCTTTATAACAATGGCAAATCATCTCATGTCTAATATTGAACAGATAAAGGATGCAATAGAAAAAGGGTACACTCTTGAGGAGGTGATGGGCATTTTCCATGTTGAGCTAAAAGACACATGGGATATTTTAGTTAAATCAAAACTCGGGAATTCATGCTTTCGACCTATGGATATCGAGACGATTATAAAAGCGTCTGGCCCTAAAGAAATAATTTCTAAATCAGTTATTAGGAATTGATATGTTCAAAAAAATCAGAAGAGTCAACTCTCCATTAAAAAAAGTAACTCCTAAAATTCTGGAGAAGGATATTGAACGTGGGATATTGCATTATCTATCAACGCTATCCCATATAAAAGTTTGGAAACAAAATAGTATAGGAGTTTTTGACGCTAAGACTGGTAGATATCGTTTACCACATTCTCCATATATCATTAGAGGGGTATCTGACGTCATTGGGATAATCAACTATGGGTTATGTAACGGTCAAAATTGTGGACGTTTCCTGGCCGTAGAAATTAAAACTCCAAAGCGCAAAGGTAATGTCAGCGATGATCAAAAGCAATTTATTAAAATGATTACAAGTAACGGAGGATTAGCATTCGTTGCTACATCTATCGACGATGTTAAAGAAGTATTCAAGAGAGAGGGAATTAGTACATGACTAGACCAAGAGCGATATTTGCGGTATAAGTTATCTAAACAATTATTGTTTACATAAACCTGTTGGGGAAATATGAGCTTTAAGAGAAATTTTTTAAATACCGATGAGATAGACTGCGACCTTTTCAAACTAGAACAAGCATCTGCAAGAGTTAACCACGGCATTTCTGAGAAGGATGCTTATTGGGTTACTAACGAGCATACTCATTTTTTTAGGACTCATGATTCAGAGGGAAAAACTCTAAATGAATGCGCTGCAACGTGTGGACATAAGCATGATATTCAGATAATCAGAGATAAAAAAGATCCTGAAAAAATTATTGATATAAAATGTGTCCCTGCAAAGTGGGCGAATGATCAGCATATCCATGTAATCACCTATAAGTATTCTTCTAAAATTAAAAGGCGTGTTTGGAATCCAGATGTCCAAGCGTTGATTGCTAGAAATGATTAAATTAATTGAGAATACATTCATTGAAGTTATAAGTAAAAAGTTTCAAAACGAATCTGTTAGAAGTTATTTGCTTACACATCCTATGCGGTTTGTAATGTTTGATAATTTACAAAAAGAAATTAAAGATGCGGGATGTGTTCTTGATGAGATGACTGGAGATCTTGAAAAAAAGAGAAGAGCTATTCATAGTTTAGTTGAGAGTTTAACTTTATTATTTGCAAAAATAGCATTGCAGATGAAGGAAAAGGATTTGAAAAATGCCAACGAAGAAAGGGACGAGTCAGAAAACAGTTTCTTACAATATTAAAAAAGAAATTGAGTCGGGGAAATCTAGGGAGCAGTCAATTGCGATTGCGCTTGAGATAAAAAGAAAATCAGAATCAGATAAAAAAAAGAAAAAGAAATGAGAATTGAGTGCGCACATACTAGACTGGTAAAACTGTCAGACTTGCGCCCACATCCTGATAACCTTAATAAGCATTCTGAGGCACAGATAAGGGCACTGGCGAAGATCATTGCACAGAATGGACAGCGTAGCCCTATTGTAGTTAGTAACCAGAGTGGGGTTATAACGAAGGGTAATGGGCGATATGAGGCGATTAAGTCACTTGAGTGGGAGAGTTGTGCTGTTGATTTTCAAAACTATGCGGATGAGTTGGAGGAGTTGAGAGATAGAGTCGCAGATAACGAAATAGCTAAATATGCCGAATTTAATAAAGCTGGATTTATTGATCAATTGAAAGAATTAGACCTAGACATTGACGAAATAGATTGCGAGGAGTTTGGTTTATTAGATTTTATAATGCCACCGATTGACCCATTAGAAGATATTGATACCGAAAAAATAAAAGAAGATCTTAATAAGAAATATATATTAGAAATAACTTTCCCTAATGAAATGGAGCTTGCAGATATTAGAGATGATTTAATTTCTCGTGGTTATATAGTGAGAGAGAAGTAATGAGCGATTATGGCATTCCGTACATGGGATCAAAAGCAAAAATCTGTTCGGAAATTTGTAAATTTTTCCCGAAAGCAGATAACTTTTATGACTTGTTTGGTGGCGGATTTAGTATTACCGATTTTATGCTAAGACATAGGTCAAAAGACTATAAGCAATTTCATTTCAATGAATTACGTCCAGGCATTTGCGAGTTAATAAAAGATGCAATTGACGGAAAATATAACTATAGCAATTACTTGCCGGAATGGATCTCTAGGGAAGATTTTTTTAAGAGAAAAGATACTGAGGCATTTGTTAAAATATTTTGGTCATTTGGAAATAATGGAAATAGCTATTTATTTGGAGAAGGTATTGAAGAATATAAAAAATCAATGCACAATGCAGTTGTATTTAATATCTTCGATGATACTGCTAAAAAAATATTTGGCATGGATAAATTTAAAGACGGATATTCGATTGCGGACAAGAGATTGCTACTGCGTAATAGGATTGTTTTTTTAAATAAAGATAAAAAGAAAGGAGAGATCGGCCAACTCGAACGACTCCAACAACTCGAACAACTCCTACAACTCGAACGACTCCAACGACTCCGACGACTCCAACGACTCCGACGACTCCAACAACTCCTACAACTCGAACGACTCCAACAACTCGAATTTTATAATAAAAGTTATGACGAAGTTCCTATAAAACAAAATTCAATAATTTATTGTGATCCTCCATATAAAGGTACAGCGGGGTATAGTTCGAGTTTTAACACTGAAAAATTTTTAAACTGGGCGAACGAGATTCAGCACCCAATTTTTATTTCTGAATACAATATAGATGATAATAGATTCAAATTAATTTTTACTATTAAAAAGAGATCGCGATTAAATATTGGAAATAATGCTTTAATAAAAGTAGAAAAATTATATATAAATCATTATGGATTTTTAAAGTTTTATAAAAAATAAAACTAAGGAATAATATGGCACGTCCAATTGCAATGACAGAAGAGAAGAAAAAACAATTCAAAGCAATTTGCAGATTAAACCCAACGCTAAAAGATTGCGCTGCATTCTTAGAAGTTTCCGAAGATTCTATTGAAAGATATTGTAAAAGTTTAGGCCAATCATTCGCGGAGTTTAGGACGGAAAACATGGTACAAACTCGCTTTTCTTTAATTAGAAACGCATTGAAAATGGCGGAGAAAGGTAACCCCGCATTGATGATTTTTTGTTTGAAAAATTTATGCGGATGGGCAGATAAATTTGAAAGTACAAGTACAAATAGTGGCATGATTAAAATAGAAATTTCTAAAGAAGATGCAAATTTATAAATGCTAGAAAATGATTTACGTATTCCATTTGCAAAAACTCAACGCCAAAAAGAGGCAATAAATATATTAGCAAGCGACGCTAAACATTGCATGTTATATGGTGGGAGTAGAAGTGGAAAAACTTTTATCATTGTTTACGCTATTATTATTAGAGCTGCAAAAGAAAAATCAAGACATGTAATACTTAGATCTAAATTTAATCACGTGAGGACTTCCATTTTCATGGACACTTTGCCAAAAGTTTTAGACTTAGCATTCCCTAATTTACATGCTTTAATTAATAAAACAGATTCAACATTAGTTCTACCAAATGGTAGTGAGATATGGCATGCAGGATTAGATGATAAGCAGCGTGTAGAGAAGATTTTAGGGAAGGAATATAGTTCAATTTATTTTAACGAATCATCTCAAATTGAATACTCCTCTATTTCAATGGCACTCACTAGACTGGCAGAAAAAAACAAACTTAAAAAAAAAGTTTATTACGACGAAAATCCTCCAACTAAATCACACTGGTCATACTGGCAATTTATAAAAAAACTAGATCCAGTTCAAAATATTCCATTAAAAAATCCTGACATGTATGCATCAATGTTAATGAATCCGAATGATAATCAAGAGAATATTGATCAAGATTATTTGGCGATGCTACAGGAGTTACCCGAGCGTGATCGAAATAGATTTTTATTCGGAATGTTTAACGATACTAATGACGGGGTTGCTTATTATTCTTTTGTTAGAGAACGACATGTGGTGAAAAATGTTGAATCCGATCATGGAACTACATTCATTGGTTTAGATTTTAACGTGAATCCTATGACAGCAGTTGTATGTAAGATGGTAAACGATAGATTGCATGTGATAGATGAGGCGTATCTTGAAAACAGTGATACTTATAAAATGTGCGCTCATTTAAAATCAAAGGGATATGTCGGTACTGTTATCCCTGACAGTACAGGTGCTAATAGAAAAACTTCTGGACGTACAGACTTCCAGATATTGGAAGAGGCAGGGTTCCAAATATTATCAACTCGTAACCCATACGTAGTAGACCGGATCAATAATCTAAATCGAATCTTCTCTCACGATATGATTAAAATAGATGATAAGTGCAAAAAGTTAATAAACGACCTAGAAAAAGTTGGTTGGAAAAACGGGGATCTTGACGAGGGGAATGATAAGATGCTGACGCATATTAGCGATGCACTAGGTTATGCAGCATGGAAACTAATACCAATGGCAAAGCGACTTGATAAGTTACAAATTAATCGGATTGGTAGATAATAAGCAAGAGGGCAATATGAAAATAAAAAATGATAGTGACATACTGAATCAAGATCTTAGAGTTCAATTTATTCAAGATATAAATAACTCTTCAAATATAGAACGCAAAAAATTTATGAAACGTCGGTATGACGTTTTTAAAGACAATACTAAAAAGTATGTCTTAGAGAATTTTAAAAATGAAACATCCGCAGGGGAAGAGATACTCCCTGAGATAAAAAGTAGAGCATCGAACCTATCCTTTTGTCGCAAGATCATTGATAAAAAATGCATGGTCTATAAGGACGGTGCCAAAAGAGAAGTTGCAGGAGATGAGAATCAAGAGTTACAGACTGCAATAGACATATTAAGTAACCTACTTAATATGGATTCTACAATGAAAAAAGCAAATAAGTACGAGGAGCTATTTAAGAATAGTCTAGTGAGTGTGCTGCCCTACGAGGCGACAAATGGTTGGAGGCTTAAATTAAGTGTAATTGCTCCATATTTATATGACGTAATAGAAGACGCAAACAATCCTGAGCTTGCAAAGGTTATTGTTTTTAGTAACTATGTACCGACTGATAGCAAAACAACGTCAGGATTTACGCATGCACAGGCAGCAGGATTTAGAAATAAGACTACTAGTCTAAGTGATTACACCGATCTAAATGACACGATTGAAAGTTTATCAAACTGTCCTACCGATGAGATCGAATATATATGGTGGTCAGATAATTATCATTTCACTACCAATGCAAAAGGTGAAATTATCCCTGGTAAACAAGAGATCGATTTATCGAATCCGATTGGAGAGTTGCCGTTTGTAGACTTCTCGCATGAGAAGGACGGAAGTTTCTGGGCAGTCGGTGGCGAGGATATCGTTGAGGGTGCGATTCTTTTAAATATGCTATTGACCGATCTTTATTTCATAGCAAAATTTCAGGGTATGGGCATCGGATATATGTTTGGCAAAGGCGTGCCAAAAAATATGAAAGTGGGGCCGTCTAGTTTTGTTACATTAGAAGTAGAGCAGGGCGACCCAACTCCTTCTCTAGGGTTTGCATCGTCTAATCCTCCAATTGATTCACACATTAAAATGATAGAGGGATATCTTGCTTATCTTTTGTCTACTAATAATCTTGATGCAGGATCAATTGTTGGGACTTTGAGCGCACAAAATGCAGCGTCAGGTATACAGGAAGTAATTAAGCGTGCTGATAACCTAGATGATATTGAAGATCAGCAGGAGATATATAAGGATAATGAGCCTCAGATATATAAGTTGGTATTTAAGTGGATCAATTTATATTTTGAGCGAGGTCTACTTGCTAGCGAATTTATGGAAGTAGGAAAAATTCCTGAAGATCTAAAGGTTATTACAAAATTTAATAAACCTCACGCATATCTATCTGAAAAAGATCGTCTTGATGTCATTGAAAAACGATTAATGCTTGGGCTTGATTCTAAGGTCGACGCAATCATGCAAGATAATCCAAATCTAACAAAAGAAGAAGCAGAAGAGAAGCTAGAGAGGATTAATCAAGAGGTTACAGATAATCAAAAGTCTAAAATGGATATGTATACTAATGCAAATCCTAAACCTATGGCAAATGGTGCGATGAATGAAGAAGATAACGTACAAGATGACTCTGCCTCTGAGTGATGTCCCTAGTGAAGATCGTGATCAGGTCAAGGAAGACGTAGGGAATTACTTAGTCGAGGCAATTTTAACAGAAGTATCAAAAGGCAACTCTCCAGTTAAAGGCGGAGCGTGGAAAAAAACACTCTCCCCCTCCTATAAAAAAGTTAAAAGCAAATACTCTAGCAAACTGATAGCAAACATGGAGCTAACAGGTGACATGCTCGACGCATTAGAATTCAAGGTCACTCGATCAGGTGTTGAGGTAGGGATATTTGATCCGTCTCAAGTCCCAAAAGCAGACGGCCATAATAACTTTTCTGGAGATTCAAAGTTACCGGAGAGACGTTTCATACCCGATGAGTCGCAGAAATTTAAATCAGATATAGTAAATGAGGTTGCGTCAATTATAACGAACTACGTTAAAGATTAAGCACTACTTACAGGCAAGTAGACGACTACTCACCTGCAAGTAGAATAAAAGGGTTAGTAATGAATGAAAATCATTTTGAAAATCTAAAAGCAAAAATAGAATCGTCCGTTAAAAATACTATTACCGAACTTAGTAATACAAATTTGAAACAACTAGAAAATAAGGTTGTTGAAAATATTCAAGGTGGCATCTCTCCTGTAGAGGGAGCAGGGCGTTTTGTTAATTATTCTGATTCATATCGTAATGCTATTAGTAAAAATAGATATTCAAAATTCAATAAGAAGTTACGGCCTGTAAATTTAACTTTGAGTGGTGACATGCTTAAGTCAATTTACACGCAGAAAACTTCTGAGGGATTTTTGATTGGGTTCAAGGATGAACTCGCTCATATCCATACAGTGGAAGGTGCTGGAAAATCTAAAACTATTAGAAAACTTTTACCACAAGGGAGTGAATATTTTTCTAATGCGATTACTTCTTTTTTGCGGAAAACTGTGTCAGACTCGTGGGTGAGTGCATTTAATAAAGCAAAAGATAAACTTTAGGAGTATGAAATGGTAGATGAAGTAAACACTGGTGAAACTATTGGAGAGTCGAGTGATAGTATTCAAACCGATACTGTGGTTGCTAATACAAATAGTGCTATTGATAGTGAAATTAAAAAAGGTAATTACTATCAGAAAAAACTAGCAGAGGTAAGTGCAGAGAGAGAGGCGCTTGCAAAAGAGCTAGATAATGAAAGGCAAAATAAATTAAAAGAACAAAATAATTATAAAGAGTTATGGGAATTAGAAAAAAATAAACGCACACAAGCAGAAGAAAAAGCGACACGTGTAACTCAATCATATTTTAATGGATTGAAAATGTCTGCAATTGAACAAGAGGCAATTAAGGCAGGAATACATGAGAGTGCATTAGAGGATTTATCATTGTTACCGAATGATATAGTGCAAATAGAAACTACATCAACTGGTAATGCACATGTGTTAGGCGCTAAAGAATTTGTAGATTATTTAAAAGAAAAAAAAGCACATTGGTTTAAGAATGGAATGGCGCCAAAATTTAATGGATCTAATCCAACTGAAATTAAATCACGTGATTTAAGTGCAGATGATATTTTAAAACTTCAAAAAAGCGATCCTGCTGCATATAAAAGTGCAATGCAAAAGTTATTAAATCAAAAAAAATAATATGTTATGATTGACGAGCGACATTATTGTCGCTAATTTTATAAATGTTGCAGGTGTTGGCCTGTTGTTATTAAACTTTTAGGAGTATAAAATGCCTGATGTAATTACAACTGCTGGCACGCAGACTGCCGCTATCATCCCAGAAATTTGGAGTCGACGATTTTACGAAGTATTAGTAGATAAACTACCATTCATCGGTATCATGAATAATGATTATGAAGGTGAAATTTCTTCTCTAGGTGACACTGTTAACATTTCTTCAATTCCAGAATTCAGTGCTGCTGCTGAATTAGCTGAAGATGCAAGTGGTACTGCTGACGCTGTAACAATTACAGGTCAACAATTAGTTATCAATCATCGTACATATAAAGATTACCTTGTAACTAAGAATGCACAAATTCAATCACTACCATTTATGGATCAGTTGAGAGATAAGGCGATTTTTGCAATTCAGAAACGTATGCAAGCATTGATCATTGCAGCGATTGTACCAAGTGCTGCTGCTCCTGATATGCAAATCGCTTATACAGCAGGGACTACTCTAGCTCTAGCAGATATCCTAGCTGCTAAAGAGCTTTTGGACACTGCAAATGTACCAGAAGATAATAGATTTTGCGTATTAGGCAGCGCACAAATTAATGATTTGCTAAATATCAGCGGTTTTGTTAGCCGTGATTTTATTCCAGCGGGATCTCCGTTGACAAGCGGACAGATTCAAACGCCAGTCTGTGGCTTTATGCCAAAAATGACCAATGTAGTAGGAAATACTTCATATTGGTTCCATCCTTCATTTATGACTATGGCCGTACAAGATCAACTAAACATCGGTACTTTTGATCAACGTGCTACTGGTCTTAGAGGTACAAGAGTTACTATTGATATCCTTTGGGGTCTAAAGCAACTTGATAATAAGAGAGTTGTTTCTATTGCTTAATGTTTATTGAATTGAGTGGGATAACAAAAAATTATCCCACTCTTTTTTTTACAAGGATATCTTATGTACAATCCGAATCAATTAATGACTAAGCTAAGAACGGATGGCGGAAAAGTGGAGAGTTGGATCGTGACTGTCCCTGCCGTTGCAGCTATGACTCAAGGTGATTATATAAAGTTACCAAGTGCAGGAAAAACTTTTGCACTTTGGCTAGATAAAGATACTGCTGGCTAAGGTAGATATGAGACTACAACTGTTTCAATACCTGCGACTGCTGGCGCAACACAGGCCGATTATTTTCATATTCTAAATAAAGCAGGAAATAAATTTGCTATTTGGTTAGACATTGATGACGCAGGTACAGCGCCTACTGGTGCTTTATATGTTGCAGCAGATGATCAAATAGAAGTAAATATAGCAACGGGTGGTTCTGCAATCGTAAATGCTGCTGCTGTAGTAACTGCAATTGGATCAACATTAGTAAACATTAATGTTGTTGATAATCTTGACGGTACAATTACATTTACTAATACAGTTGTTGGGGTTTCGACAGATGCACTTCCAAAAAATTCAGATGATACAGGCGTTGGCAGTATTGGCGTTGTAATTGATCAACAAGGTGTAAACCCTGTGGTGCCAACTGGTGCAATTTATACTGCATGTGATTTTAAAATTAAAGCAAGTGTTGCTACTGGTGATGTAGCAAGTGTTGTTGCAACGAAAGTTTATACTGCGTTAACTTCTGACTCTGACTTTGTTCGCTTAATGGACGTAAGCAATACAGGTAGTGGGACACTAACAATTATCCAGAGACAAAGTGGAAACGTAGCAGACCCAACGCCTAAGAGTTATGACGATGCAGGAGCAGGAAGTATTATATTTTCTAAGACTGACGGCACTGCAATTATAAATATACAGGCGTCAAGTCCGAGTTCATTTACAAATGACCCTGCGATAATTACATGAGTGAAATAATAAGCACACGGTTACGATTTATTTGTTCAAAGGATGCGGAAAGGATTGCTTTATATACTAATTCGTTAGGTTATAAAGTAGAGATAAAAGGCAATCCAATTTTAAATTCAAAAGATAAAAAATGGTATCTGTGGTTTATTATTCCTGACTCGGTAGAGAGTAGAACAGAAGCAATAAGTGGAGACTTAGATTAGTCTCACGTTCCAATAATATTTTTTAAATGAGGGACGAATGCAGATAGACGAAATTGACACGCACGGTTTAGAAGTTTTAAAACGTGCTGCTTACATGCCTGACGATACTAAGAAGTGGCAACTTGGGATTAGAACGAGTGCAACGGGTACATTTAGTCAATCTGGATTGCAGAATGGTTTGAAGACCAGATGCTTTTTAGTAACTGACGTCCCTTCTCCAATTCCTGCTGTGGCATTCACTGGTAGGAATACAATCATGTTTAGAAACCATAGTCCAGTTAACACGGTATTTATCGGTGATTCAAATGTAACTGCAACACGAGTTGTAGGTGATGATACTGGTGGGTTAGAAGTAGATCCAAATGCTACATTTTCAGTTGATATAAAAGACACTGCATTATCAACTTTATATGCTGTGTGTGAGACTGGAAAAACTGCAATTTGTAAAACAATGGAGCTAGCATAACATGCCGATAGGAACGTCAGTATATCCACCAATTACAATATCAAGTGCAAACTCAGAGAAGATAACTCCTTTGTCTTTGGCACTCGCAAATACAGAATACACACACGTATTACAAGATAATTTAACGCAGCTTAGAATTAAATGTCGAGGAGTTGCGACGATTCAACTTAGTTTTAAAGTTGGAGAAAGTTCTACAAATTATTGGACGATCAACAAAGGTTGTGTCGATAATATAGACGGTATTAGTTTTTCAGGAAAAACTTTATACATGCAGTCAGACAAAGCAAATATGACTGTAGAAATTATGGAACTTTATTTAATTTAATGGGGGTTTTATGTCCGGTTTAACTTTAGAAAGATTGCTATTTGATCCTAGTGATGTAGCAAGCGGTCCAGTTGTTGGATCATATTTATTAGGTACAGGCGGCGAAGTACTATCAAGTACTAGCAATGCTTTAAATGTTCACATTGAAAATGCTAGCATTGCAATAAGTGCTACAGATTTAGACATAAGAGATCTTGCTTATGCAACCGATAGTGTAACTGCACATCAAGGTGGCACATGGGCAGTTACTACAGATGTAACTCCTAACATTGTTCCACTATCTTCAGCAGTTAGCGTTACCGATACAGAAGTTGCACTTCCTACCGCTCCATTAACAGGTAGAAAAAGATTAATGGTTCAAAACATAGGTGCAGACCCAATTTACATTGGTAAAACTGGTGTACTAGTTTCGACTGGTATAAAGGTAGAAAAAGGTGCAACTCTATCACTAGAGGCAGGCGCATCAGCAGTTTATTTTGGAATAGCTCCAACAGGTAAGACTGTTGCAGTTAGATTGCTAGAAAGTTAATTTACTTTGAACAAATAAAGGCATGGAGAGTTGAGGCCAACCATTCAACTCTCCATTTTTAAACATGACGAAAGAACAACTAGAAACTTGCAAAGAAATAATTAAAGTCCTGAATCGTGCATCGTTCACTATTACAGGGCCTGAGCTTATAGATTTTTCTAACAAGATAAGAGCATTTGCAAAAGTAATTGTTGAGCTAGAAAACGATTTAAAAAAGGTTGAGTGATGGGCAACTTAGAAGGTTCAGGGGAATTTGTAGACGTACTTGATAATTCTTGGGTTCAGGGTGTTGTTTCTGTTGGGACTACACAAGTTGAGGCAAAAGTTGGCGCGTCTAAATCTGATACTCGAGAAATGATTATCATTGAAAATATTTCTAATAAGACAATTTACTATGGTCCGAGTGGAGTCACGTCATCTACAGGGCATCGTTTAATAAAAGATGCTTGGGTAGAAATAATGGTAGGTAATAATTTGGGCGTGTACTTAATAGCAGATAGCAATGGAAACAATGTAATTATCTCGGAGCTCGGATGATGACATCGCATTATAGATCACCGATTAATAGAGATAACTTTTCATATTATATTTTAGACGACGATGATTATATTACGATACCGTCGTATCAGCAGATGTGTGTTAATCACATCTTATACATTATTGGTAATTCAACTTTACAAATATCGGGCGAACTAGTTTTAATATAAGGTTAAAGATGAGCAGAATAGTTTTTGAAAATGAAACAGTTATTCCGGGCACTCAAAGCACTGATCAAGTCGCATTATTTTTTGAATCGAATCAGCTTAAAAGCAAAGGTGATGACGGAGTATTGAGACTGTATTCTACAGGAGTTACACCCGAGGAAGTTCAAGACATAGTTGGATCATTTATAGTTCAAGGGACAGGGACAAGCATTGTTTATGATGATGTAGCAAATACTTTAACTATATCTAGTACGATTACTCAGTATACCGATGAGCTTGCACAAGATGCAATTGCTTCTTTGATTCAAAACGGGACAGGGATTACATGGGTTTATAATGATTCGTTAAATACTCTGACTGGTACTGTATCATTATCATCATTTACGACATCTAATTTATCAGAAGGTACTAACTTATATTATACCGACGCAAGAGCGAGAGCGTCTATATCAGTTACTGATAGTTCTACTATTGATTTTACTTATTCAACAGGAAATATTACAGCGTCAGTGATCGTAGGCGCAGTTGACCATAATTCATTATTAAACTATGTAGCAAATAGACATATAGATCACAGTGCTGTTTCAATTATAGCAGGAACGGGCTTAATTGGTGGTGGAGACCTAACCGCTACAAGAACGATATCAATGCCAAATGTTGGTACTGCTAGTACATACGGTAGTGCGACTCAAGTAGCAGTTGTTACTACAGATGCTCAAGGGCGTGTTTCTGGAGCATCGTCTACGTCAATAGCAATTCCCTCTACACAAATAACAGACTTCTCTGAATCAGTAGACGATAGAGTAGCATCTTTATTAGTTGCAGGAGATGGAATAGATTTAACATATAGTGATGTAGGAAATAGTTTAACAATAGCAGTGACACCTAGAACTATAACGAATTTAACATCTTCAACGGCACTATCAACAACTAGTGCAACATTTGCAACATTGACGACAATGACTACAACTCCAGCAGCAGGGGCATATTTAGTTTTATTCTCTTGTTCAGCTTCAATTGATGCTGATTCAAGTGGAGACTTTGGATTATTTATAGCAGGAGTAGAACAGGCAGATACTCGAAGAGCATTTCTTGCAAACACCTCAGGAGCAGGCACAACAAATATCTCCGGCTCTGTAGCTATCAATACAATGATTACAGTTAATGGGTCACAGGTAGTAGATATAAGGTATAGAGAAAATGGTGGTGGTACTCTATCAGTTGCAGCAAGAGAAATGATTCTTATACCTACGTAGGGGAAACGATGATTTATTTAGAATGGAATAATCCGAAAATAACAACTAATGATTTAGATATTTTTTTAAGAAATTATCTAGGTGATATTTATGACGGATTCAATATTGAAGATACAAAATTAATAATCAACACCTTTGAATTAACGACTGAAGAACAGGAAAAATATATTAAGGATTGGTTTTATACACTTAATGATATACCTATTGAAGTCACGGCAAAAACGCCTATTAAAACATCTGCAACAACTCCTTTCAACGAGCACTGTATGCAACCGTGGGGATGTGACAAAGGATATTTTAAAAGTAAAAATGATTTAACTACTGGAGACTTTGTTTGCGAAGTGACTCTAAGTAATAAATCATTAGACGGATTAACTTTTACTTATAACTCAGATATTCCAATTACTCCTGCAATTGGGAATTATATATTCCAAAGGGAATGTTCTAAAAGAAGTTGGATTACTTCTTTTGATACTGTAAATCATACATTAACAGTGGAACTACCAAACCTAGATAATGGCGTGGGAATTTATTCTAAGGGTTACTACACTGATTCTCTAGTACGTGATTGGGCGCCATTAATGTATTTGTGGGGTTTAACTCTTAATGTAATGGAATGCGAAGACGGAGTTATCGAACAAGACCCATGTTATGACTTAATAGAATTATCAGTTGTTGATAGAGATGATCTATTTAAAACAGATGCAGTTTGCCAGGCATTATTCGGGGTAGATGCAAGTGAAGCAGCTCCCTATTTAATAGCAATGGGTTTTGAAGATAATCACGAGTATGGTCACTGGACTAAATACTATGATGAGAGCTGGATTGTAAGCTGTAACGGAATGTATACACCAGCGCCTGATGGTTCTCCTGGAGAGTTGTTGCCAGGTTTATATCTCCGACTCTCCTTTTTTACAACCGAAAACGAAGAACATGAGTACCACATATTTGTAGATTATTATCCTACAAGTAAAACATAGTTAACTAAGGAGTATAAAATGGCATGTAAAAAGAAATCTAAAGGTTCCAAAGGCAAAGGCAAATAATGGAATTACAACAAGGCATGATTGGATTCAGTGGTGGCAATAAATTTATTCAAAAAGCGATTAAGTTTTTTATTAGCAGTGAGTTCAGTCATTCTTTTGTTGTTATTGATGGGCCTTATCGCATTTTATCAGTACTAGAAACGACTGACACACGTGTATGCCCAACTCCAATAGATAGAAAACTAACGGAAGATAATTATGTAAACATATGGGACGTACTGGCAAACGAAGAGATTAAAAAAGAAGCTGCCGAATATGTTTATGATAAATTTTCAGGAGAGATGTACGGGTACTTGTCATATTTCTGGTATATGTACCGTTGGTTTTTTCGTCTATTTAAAATTGAAAAAAAGAAAATGTGGAAGTGGGCGAGTGGTGGCATTACATGCTCAGAGTTAACGGCAACATATTTAGATTTTTTATATCATGAATTATTCGAAGGGATTGATCTAAATACGGTTAGCCCTAGAGAGTTATATAAAATTGTAAATGATAATAAAGATAAATTTGTAAATTTAGGGTGGTATAAAAAGTGAATAGAGTTTTTTATTCAGACAATGGGATACTGATTGATTTTAGCGCATACTTAAATGATTATCATAATGGGTCACACACTATCCCTGCATTTGTTGCGTTAGAAGATGCAATCTATATAGGGAATACTGTCCCCTTTAATCATATTTATTTTAAATTAGACACATACAATACAAATAGTTCATTAATGAGTGTTGCATATTGGGATAGTAAAACCTGGACTAATGCAGTTGAAGTTATTGATGAGACTATGACCAATGGTAAAAGTTTTTCTCAGTCTGGATTCGTCACGTGGACTCCTTCAAAAGATGAATCATGGGTCGATGAAGATACTAATTATAAAAATTCAACTATTACAGGTCTAACATCTATATCGATTTATGATCTTTATTGGTTAAAGATAAGTTTTAGTGCAAATTTATCATCGTTTGGTTTGTCATGGGTTGGACAGAAATTTTCAGACGATGATACGTTGGGAGCAGAGTTCCCTGATCTAGTTAGAAGTGCTGTTATGTCTGCATGGGAGTCAGGCAAGACTACATGGGAAGAGCAGCACGTAATCGCTGCCGATATCATGGCAAAAGATTTAATGGCAAAGGGTTTGATCCTTGAAAAGGGTCAGATACTAGATCGCTTTGATCTTGATAAGCCTGCCGTCCAAAAAGTAGCAGAGATAATTTATGGTGGGTTAGGTGCTGATTATACTGATCAGAAGTTAGCTGCAAGAAAAGAATATGATACTCGATTAAATACTGCGTTGCCTAAAGTTGATACAAACTTGAATGGGAGAGTTGACACTACTGAAAGAACACAGACAGGGAAATTATACCGATGACAAAAATTAGCAATATTTACGATGCTTTATTAACTAGGGTTGCAATCTTATTTCCTACAAAACTAAGAATCCCAAATGCATATTCACTAGCAAGTAATGGCGATCCATTTTTAAGAGACGGTTGGGGTTTGAAAGTAAACTCTTCAAACTACTATGAAATGGAATTCAATACGTATGCAAATGATCGTCAATTTTCTGTAGTCCTCACAAGGGAAATAATTAAAACAGATACTCAGACTAGTCAAATTGATGCAGTTTCAAAATTGCTTTTAGAAGACGTTAACACTTTGCAAAAAGAATTGATCAATCCAAGTCAACTTGGAATTCTGGATTCAATTCAAATAATAAATCTAGGATCAACAACTGGCATCAATGAAGTGTTTACGAATAACGAGAAATTTCTTACTATCGAACTAGTATTTAATGTAAAACTTTCGGAAGATATTTAATTAAGGAGATATACATGGCCGAATCAACACGTGCATCTGTAATGGCAATAAAAGAAGAGTCGACCGCAGGGACATTGATACAACCTTCTGCTGCGACAAATTTTATACCTCTTCGAGCTGGTTTTTCAATGACTCCAGCAGTGGAAGAGTTAAGTAGTGATGAATTACTTGCAGGTTCTTTAGGTTCTGCAAAATCATTTGCAGGTCGTGAAAATCCTGCTGGATCACATCCGATATATTTTAAACATTCTCAAGTTGAGGGCACTGCTCCAAATTGGGGTTTACTATTGAAGAGTGCATTGGGTGCTGAATCCATTGCGTTATCCGAATACCTAACAACCGTTGCATCAACAATATCATTATTGAAACTTGCATCTGGTGGGTCTACATTTTCAAAAGGTCAGGCAGTCCTAGTTAAGGACGGTACTAATGGATATGCAATCAGAAACGTAACAGGAATTGCAACCAATGATCTTTCGATCAATTATAATTTATCTGGTGCTCCTGCCACTGGTCTAGGGACAGGCAAAGCAGTTCTTTATAAACCTGCTACAAGTGGACATCCTACATTTTCTGCATGGGTTTACATGGCAAATGGTGGCGCTATCCAGGCGATCTCAGGTTGTAGAGTTAACAGCGTTACAATGAATCTAAACGCAGGATCAATGGCAGAAGGCACGATTGAATATTCTGGTACTCAGTTTTATTTCAATCCAATAACAATAAGTGCAGCTAATCATTCATTAGATTTTACCGACGACGGTGGTACAGTTGCAGCGACTCTATCTCATAAAACTTATAAATCACCTATGGATTTAGCAGTTGAAATTCAAACTAAAATGAATGCAATTTCAACTGGTGGTGATCCGATTACTTGTACATATTCATCAACTACAGGTAAATTCACAATCGCTGCTCCTGCTGCTACAGTATTTTCATTACTATGGAACACTGGCGCAAATACTGCAACATCTTGCGGTGCTGCAATAGGATTCAGCTTGGCAGCAGACGATACACTAGCGTTAACATACGCAAGTGATAGTGCTCTAACATATGCAGCGCCATTTACACCTGACTATGACGATGCAGATAATATAATTGTTAAGTCAGCAGAATTATTTATCGGTACTGCTACAGATAACTTTTGCAGAAAAGCATCAAGTGTATCAGTGACAGTTAACACCCCGACTGCCGATGTAACTTCAATTTGTGCAGAGACAGGACTATATGAGAGAGTCCCAAGCAAAAGAGAAGTAAGCGTAACCGCTACAATCCTATTAGAAAAACATGAGGTAGGTTTGTTTGATAAATTTATCAACAACACAGGATCACAACTTATGTGCAATATAGGCCCTAAAGTTAATGGCAATTGGGTCGCTGGCAAATGTATGAATATCTATTTCGGAAATGCTAGTATCAGTTCATTAAAAGTAGGTGGTGATGAGTTTGTTACTATGGAAGTAACTGCTAAAGGTTACGTCACTTCATCGTTAGAAGATGTTTATATTAATTTCGTTTGAGGAGTTTGAATGCGTTGTTTTCCATATGAGTGTGAGAAGTACGGAATAATAAGCTATAGATTGCCGACTATTCCAGAGACTACTAAGTTAATGAATTATCTTAAGCAGTTTCAGGATTCAAAAGATGATTTAGGAGCGATCACTTGGTTTGTAGACAATATCGCTCCTTATATCGTCGAAGTGAAATTGAAATTTGAAGATAGTGAAATAAATTCATATGAAGAGTTGATGGAATATCCTGAATTCCTACAATCATTAATTGCCGTAAGTAATTTGATTATGCAAAAGTCTCTTAGCTTTAAAGGGGAGAGTGGGGATAAAAAAAAGCGTTGATCGGAGAGTTGGCAGGTCTCCTCGATAATCCATGTCTCCTCGAAGATGTAAAAGAAATAAATCCTGCTAGACATAAAGAATATGAGGAGAATATGGAACACTTTACAATGTTTGCCTATGTGTTCAAGTGTAAAGAGCTTGGACTTTCTTTACATGCTAATGACTTTGATGTAGAGCAGATTGATTCGATGTACGAGATAATGAGAATCAATATCGAAAAAGAAAAAAGGAAGGCAAAAGCACATGGCAGATAAACTAGAGTTTAGGTTTGATCTCTTAAAAGGTCAGACTACAATTATCGAGGCGCTCGACGAGGCATCTAAAAAAGCATCTGGATTTAAGGCAACAATAGGTGACGTTAACGATTCAGGTACTTCATTCTTAAAACTATCTAGTGCTGTAGCAGTTGGCACCGCTGCATTTGAATTGGCAAAAGAGGCAGGACATAAATTCATTGAAATGCTAACGGAAGGCATTCACGCAGCGATTGAAAAAGAAAATGCGATCAATAAACTTAATAACTCTTTAGCACAAACTGGTAAATATACAGCAGGCGCTAGCGCAGACATACAAGCATTCGCAGAAGAAATGCGTAAGACTACACGCTATACAGATGATCAAATACTTACTAACGCTGCTTATCTTCAGTCATTAACATATCTCGATACTAAGGGATTGAAACAAGCGACAAAGGCAAGTGCAGACCTTGCAGCAGCTTTAGGAATGGATTTAAACAGTGCTACATCGTTAGTTGCTAAATCAATTGAAGGCAACACAGGAGCATTAAGTAGATATGGCATTCAAGTTAAAAAAGGCGCTACTGAGACAGAAAATTTTGCAAACACCTTAAAAGCATTATCACAATTTTCAGGTCGAGCAGAGGCGGACGCAAATACTTTCGGCGGTGCCGTTACTAAAATGGGGAATGCACTAGGTGAAGTCCATACTTCAATGGGCATGGTTATCACGCAAAATCCCATATTTATTACTACTATTAATAAATTAAGTGAATCATTCAATAATCTAAGCGAATACATCAATGCAAATAAAGGGAACTTAATTGAATTTATCAATGGTTCTTTAAAATTATTCGGGGAAAGCATACTAAAACTTTCACCAGTATTTAATTTTATAATTGAAAGTCTTGATACAATGCTCGGAGTGATTCGACTCTCCATTCAAGGATGGTCACAATTACTTGATGTAATGTCAGGATTAAATGTAATCACCGAAATAGTCGGACGTTTTGTAACAGGACTATTAGAAGTCCCAAAAGGTATCACTCAACTTATACAATATCTTGCAGAATTAGCATCTAGCTCAACAATGGTTAAGTCTGCATTTGATAAGGCCGGAATAAGTTTAGACAAAGTTAATAAAGATTACCAAAAATTAACTGATCAAATTGAAGATCTACAAGTTGAGGTCGCAAGTGTTGACTTTGATAAGTCCACAGTCGCAGCACTTAACAACATGGATAGCTTGTTAGGTAAATCTAAAACATTCCTAAAAGATCAAACTGATTCAGTCAAAAAAATTGGTCAATCTATAATTGATACTTCAAATATTACACTTGATAAGCAAAAAGAAGTAATTAGAAATAATACTCAGATATATACATCTGCTGATAACTTTTTTGAGAGAATCGGCAAAGCATTTAGTTCATTCAGTACTATTGGAAATAAATTAAACGAAATATTTTCTAAAATAGATCGAAGTACAGGTCTAACTCAATTTGAAACATTCCTAGATAAGTTAGGCCCTGAAATGTTTAGTGGCATCACTAAAGGAATGGAAGGTGCTCGGTCAATCTTAACGAGTGCAGTGAAGGGTATCGGAAACATGGTCAGCAGTGGACTAGGCGATGCACTAGCTCCAATATTTGATATGTTTTCACGAGGGCCTGAATATACAAAAAAAATGGTGAAGGAATTTGTTACTTCAATTCCTATAATAATTCAAAACATAGTCGATTCAATTCCTGCTCTAATCGAGGCGTTACTTGAGACATTGCCAGAGATCATGGTTAAATTTGGGATCTATTTAACTTCTGGTCAATTCGTTATTAATTTAGCTATCGGAATTTTAAAAGCATTTGCAAAAGCTCCAATGCTAATAGTTAACGGAATTTTAGAAGGATTAAAATCACTTCCTAAAACTATGATTGGTTCAATCATTCAAGAGCTACCAAAAGTAATTGGAGCACTCTTAGCAGGAGCATTCAAGTTTGTAACTTATATCGCAGAGGGTGCGGTTAGGTTTATCGGTTATATAGTTGCAGGGGCAGGATCTTTTGTTTGGGAGATAGTGCAGGGAGCAGGATCTTTTGTAGCAGAAATTTTAGAGGGTGCCGTAAATTTTGTAGGGGATATTGTTGAAGGTGCCGGAAAATTTATTCAGGAGTTAATGGCAAAAATACCAGTTGTTGGAGGTTTATTCGGAGGAGGAGATAGTGGTGGTGGTATCATCGGTGATATCGGTGGCGCCATATCAGATGTATTCGATTGGAATAAAGGCGGTCATGTAAAACCTGTCTACGCAGAAAAAGGTCAGAAAATTATTCCATACCAACCTAAAGGGACAGACATTGTACCTTCAATGTTAACTCCTGGTGAATACGTTGTTGATAGATCTACTACTAACAAACTAAATGACTTTTTAAATAACCAACAATCATCGCAAGATAAAACAATTTTAACTCAGATATTATTTGAGTTAAGAAAACCACAAACGGTTAACACGGAAATTATAATTAATAGAAAAACATTTGCAGATATGATACTAGAACTTAGTAGATCAAACGCAAGGCTAACAGTATGACAATAGTTACAAATAAAAATGTACGGTTTGCAGAGAATAATTTTGCCGAGTTGATCAGTGCTAGCATTGAATACTCATCTCAACTCTCCGCATTCCCTTTTTCAAATTGCATAAATCGTTTCCGATCAAAACTATGGAAACCCTCTGGTAACTTTACAATTACCGATCTAAATAATAAGATTTATATCAATGACGGCGCTAATAAAACAATAACTTTAACTAATGGAAATTATTCCACTCCTGTATTACTAGCATCCCATATTCAAACTCAATTAAATTCCACATCTAGCAATTGGGTTGTTTCATATGTCACAGGGACTTATAAATTTTCAATAACCCATACAGGAAATGCAACTCTCCGATTCTCCCAAACGACTAATTCCACATGGGACACTCTAGGATATCTAGGTACTTCCGACGTAGTTGGTACTAGCTTTTTAGCTGATGATCAACGTAACCATACGAGTGAATATTGTATTTTCGATATGGGTTACCAGGCAGACATAACGTTTTTTGCAGTTATAGGGCCATTACAATATATTTTCCCTATCTCCACTACGGCAACGATTACATTAAAAGCAAATAACTTAAATCAATGGGACACTGTGCCATTGAGTATCACTCTTGATAGATCCGACGCAGGAATTTTTAAATTTTTAGACGATGTAATTGATAGTCGATTTAGATTTTGGAGGTTTGAATATGAAGACCGACGTAATCCTAACGGCCCTGAAGGCACTAGTATTGGTCATATTTATATTGGCGATTATCTCACGCTAGCGAATAGGAATATTGAAGTTGGTTTTAATAAGCATCTTATAGATCCATCTGAAACAAAAGAATCAGAAAATGGAGCGGTCTATTTTGATCGTCGTACTAAGTACGGAACTTTTAGCAATCTGACTTTGCAATATTTAGAACGTGCAGATAAGGATATGTTGGAGGACTTATTTAATAGGCTAGGAATTTATACACCATTTTATATTTCATTAGATCCAACCTTATCAATATCAGATACATATGGAGAGTTTACAAAGTATGTAACATTCTCTACGGCACCAGACTTCACACATATCATATTTGATAAGTTCAATATGCAAATGGATTTTAGGGAGCAGGTATGAGTTTATATAATTTTAGTAATGTGCAATATGTTAAGAGTATAGATACTGGAGAGTTGATTCGGTGCGGAAGTTTTAAAGTATCCCAAAATGCTGAGTTAGCATATGTTAGACCATTGATATATGTGCAAGGTATTTTGGGAGGGAATGAACGATTAAGAGCTAGGTTTTATTCCGATGAGAATCACAGTGCAAGCAAACTTCTATTTACATCTAAATGGACTCCTAAACTATCGACTGCATTCTCAGAATGGTGGCTTGGGTTTATTGCAATAGAGTTCGGAGGTGAGAATTTAAATCCAAATATTCCATACTATGTTGAGATCGAACTTGACGGATATACTCGAAACGGAGAAGTTTTTTATATAGGAGTATGTAGAGATTTTCCTTATCCGATTTATAAGATTACACCGACTCCACAAAGATTTTATCAACATCCACAGGCATTACAAATATTCAATCGGATTGAAAGATGACATTTTCAGATAAAAAAGAGTTACAGGTAACTCGGAAATTTGAATTAGTTAGAATAAACCCTGCACGATATATTGTAGATGATCTTGTTTCTATTGGAGGAGGCAAGTATACTTATTCTACCAGCTACTTTGTAAGTACAGTCGAGGAGAGTGGTGTTGCTTTGAATAAGGTCAGCACCGTCCCCTCGATTGGAGAATATTATTTCGATGAACAGAATTCACTGTTAACCATATATCCGACAATAGCGCCCTCTGTTAGTAATCCTATATTGATGTATCATTATTTGTTTTTCACTGGAGAGATCTATCGAACTTGGTATGAAAATCCAGACGACAATGCCACACCATTGAGAGATTGGTTACCACTTCTTAAAACCTCACCTAGTGTCACTCAGTCAATAGAAGATTTATTAGCAGGGGTGCTATCCATATCAGTATCAACAATTGATATATTGAATAATAACTATGAGTTGAATCAATATTTAACAATCAATGATTCATTTTATAATAAAGAAATAAAAATTTGGTTATGCCTCGACGACGAAACAAACTCTCAAAAGATTTACGAGGGTAGAGCGTCGAGGTTAACAATAACTAAAGAGTCAATGATTTTAGAGGTCAGTGATTCAATGTCATTACTTTCTAACCCTGCTCTAATGGGAGATGATTCAGCAGACGCTTATTACACTCTTGATGATAATCCTAATTTAAATCCATCCTCAACTGGTAATCCTCGTCCGTGGATCATTGGTACATGCTCACGTTATCAAACTATAAGCGATTCTACTACCAACCTTGTAGAGGCAAAAAAGCTCGATATAGATACATTGTATTCTGCAATTTGTATAAATTACAGTACGGCTATCAGTGTTTCAACTAATAGAGAGTGGGGAATTTGTAGGACGACGAGTGCAGGTTTTCAAGACTTCACTCATACAGTTTTAGCAGTTGATAATAGTGATATAAATTTTACAAAATTTACTTCTGCAAGTGCCGACGTTGCTAAGATATATATTGGCGACACATTTGTTATTAATTATTTAAGCACTGACTATTACGGGCGTGTACTTTATGTTGATCGTGTTTCTGATTTTATATACACGACTCCTATGGCAGTGGCAGGGACTCCAACTATACAAGGGAATAACTGTCCTTCAATTGTAATCAGTCAGAATGCTATTTCATATTATTTAAATTATGGTCAGCATTATACTGCAACGGTTATAACCACTAGTGGAGGTAATAAACTTTTAAATATTACTTTCAATAATAATTTTGAATCTTTACTTGGAATGACTGAGTTAAGTCCTACGATTGATATTGTTTATTATAGAGTTCGACCAACTAGAATGTTACATGGAGAGTTGGTTAAGGAAATTGTAGAGTCAGCAGGAATAAATGTTAATAGTGCATCAATAGTTGCATCGAATTTATTACTTCCTGTATACACTTCATTATCAATTCCTAAATACGATGAGAATGATTTTAGCGATTACCTCAGTTATTTGCAGCATATTTTAGAATCTACATTTAGTTATGTTGCATTGAATAATAACTTTGAACTGGTTTATTCATTATTTACAGACCCAACTTCAATAGATGAGATAACTGATACAGAAATTATTCTGGATAGTTTTTTTACAACAATTGATTATCAAGATATTGTTTCACAAATTATCGCATACAATCCGCATGCAAACAGTGTCGAATTCGTGTCTAAAACTGGTACAAGTCTAAAATCATTCAAGGCGCAGTATCTCCACGGATTTTCTAGGACGGTTAGATTTCAACATTGTTTGGAAGATATCACTAGCAGAATCACACAAATGCTAGAATATAGAAGTAACCGAGTAGCAAAATATTCAATGGACACAGCGTCTAAAAATTTAGATTCTAAAATTGGAGATGATTTTAAATTGAATAAAAACGGACTACTAGGAGAGTTGACTAAGCAGGTTAGATTAATCGGTATCGATAAAAAGTCTAATATGACAAGTATAATTTTAACTGATTTAGGAGTGCAATAATGGCAGGTACAACAAGAGTTCTAACATTTGTCGAGGGTACTACGGTAACAGGGCCGTCACAAAATTTTTTAGAAACAACACAGTTTACAATATACGCAGGGACTGCTGCATATGTAACTGCTAAGGGTGCTCCTGCATCTTTTGGAGACGCATTTGCAGACTCATTAACTAATAAGATTTTATTTTTTGGAAAAAATAATACCTGGCAAACAGTTAATGATATTAAAAATAATTTCAGTGCTACTACTGATCCAACGATTGGCGATGATTCAGCAGATAATTATCAAGTTGGTTCTATTTGGGTTAACGTGTCACAAGGGACTATCTTTATTGCGCTCGATGTTACATTAATGAATGCAATATGGTTGCAAGTTGGTAGAGCATTGATCGGATATCGTGAAGACCATACGAGTGAAGTAAACGGGACTGAAAATCAATTCGATATAAGTTACGTTCCAGTTGATGGAACAATTTTAACATTACGGGACGGTCTAATAGTCCCAGCAGATAAAATTTCATATGTACATCCGACTGTAACAATGACTGACGCACCGCAATTAGGTCAGAAGTTGGAAATTTTTTATCTCACAAATGGGTCACCTTCAATTGTACAAATTAGAACTGATCAGATTGTAGAAAATAGAACTATTACTGCTGGCGAGATCACTGCAAAACAACTAACATTAACAAATATTCCGGCATATCCATCTGAGGTTATGGTCGATGTGAGAAGTGGGTCGACACAAATTTACAATGTTGATTTTGCAATTAGTGGATCGACTCTCTCATGGAATGGATATAGTCTCGATGGACAAATTATTGCAGGAAGTATGGTAAGAATTCAATATTATTCAATCATTTAAGGGGGTTTCTCATGGCCGTTATTGAAAAAGAGTGGTTAGCTACAGACGCAGTAGACGATAGTAATTTTAAATTGACTAATAACGCTTATCTTAAAGCAAGGAATTTTCTCGATACTGCTGACGTAAATGTAATAAAACTAAATGCAAGCAATGTAATTGAACTTGCATCTGTACCACAAGTTCCTTCTGATCCGAGTGCTAATAATGATCTAGTTAGAAAATCATGGGCAGACACTCAACTCTCCGGTAAACAATCAACAAGTGCAAAAGATCAAGCAAATGGATATGCCGGACTAGATGCAGGCGGAAAAGTTTTAGCATCTCAAATTCCATTAGAGTTTATGGCATTAAAAGGTAATTGGAATGCTACAACCAATTCACCTGCTTTAGCAGACGGCACAGGTGATCAAGGTGATGTTTGGAGAGTTAGCGTAGCAGGCACTCAGGACTTAGGATCAGGATCGCAAATTTTCGGCGTTGGCGACTGGTGTATGTATACAACAGATAACGTCTGGAAAAGATCCCCTGCTACAGATGCAGTCACAAGTGTAAATGGTAAAACTGGCGCCGCTGTATTAGTAACAGATGATATTGCAGAAGATGCATCACCTTTAAATTTATGGTTTACAGATGCACGTGCAAAAACAGCAGCAGTTTTAAATACAACCGCAGGGACTGAAACCGATCAGGCCGCATCTGTTTCTGCAATGAAGTCATATGTATCAACTGCAATCGGTGCTATCACAGGAGCTGATTCAGAATTAGAAGTTAAAACTTTAGTAGCTCAAGATATTACAAACCAATATGTTGATCTTGGATTTAAAGCAATGACTGATAGTTGTGTTGTATGGCCTATTGGAGGCCCGATCCAAACACCAACAACTGATTACACTTTAAGTTATACAGGTGGCACTGGTGGCGTTACACGATTAACTTTTGCAGGAGACCTTGCAAGCAAATTAGTAGCAACAAGTAAATTAGCAATTAAATATTTGAAAGGATGATTATAAATGGCAACCCTAAAAAATGATTGGGTTGACTTGGAAATGATATCAGACAGTGGTGCAGGAAATGGTACCACTGTCGATTTCGTTACAACAAGTAATATCAAATCATCAAATAGCACACTAGTATTTGTAGACGGGTTATTAAGAAATATAACAACTGATTATACTATTTCATTGGTAACCGATACCGTTTCATTTGTTATCGCCCCTGCGTATGGTCAGAAAATTAATATTCGATATTTTAAAAGATAAAAAGATTAAGGAGAGTTGGGATAATGGGAAGTTTACAGCGAGAAGATTTTAAATCAGAGGCGGAATTGATCGCCGCTGGTGGTGCAAAGTCTCAATTGTTAAATGATACAGAAATTTATGTCACTGCTAAAGGTATAAACGAAACATTAGACGATGCAATCACTCTAGGGAAAATTGGCGGAGGTGGTAGTGGTGGCATTAACTACATAACCAATTCAGAGATTGCAAGTAACGTAAATGGTTATCTTGCCTATGCAGACGCCGCAGGGATAATGCCTGTAGACGGTACAGGTGGCAGTCCTACTGTCACTATTACACGTAATACTACAACTCCTCTACGTGGGACTGGAGATGCTAAGATATCAAAGCCTGCAAGTGACTGTCAGGGACAGGGTGTTTCATATGATTTTCCAATTGATCTAGCAGACGCAACCCAACCTGCAAAAGTTTCATTTAGCTATAGAGCGACTGCAAACTTTAGTTTTGCAAATGAAGATTTAAGAATATGGATATATGACAAGGATGCTCCTGAGCTTATTCCAGTTACACCATATCAAATGGACGGATCAGGAAAATTTGTAGGTGAATTTCAATTCAACGCAAGTACATCGAATGATTATCGTGTAATTTTTCATATTGCTACTACTAACGCAAATGCTTGGGATTTTTATTTCGATGATTTAATGGTAGGCCCAAGTTCAGGTCAAAGTAGTGGAATGGCAGGGACTGATTGGATTGCTTATACTCCTACAGGTTCCTGGACAACTAATTGTACATATTTAGGATTTTGGAAAAGAGTTGGAGATACTGCACACTATCAAGTTAATGTAGCACTTTCAGGTGCTCCAACATCCACGGATTTAATTGTAAATCTTCCTGCCGGGCATGTAATTAATACAGCAAAAATGGTCAATTTTACAAAGTATGCGCAATCATTAGGGAATATCGTTGTTAGAGATAATAATACGGGTGGCGACACTTTAGGATATGTTTATTATAATAGTAACACTAGTGTTGGTGCTACTTGTTTGAGAGTTGATTCTACTTATGCAGGTGAAAATACAGTGACTCAATCGGTTCCTGTTACTTTTGCATCTGCTGACAGTGTACAAATGGAATTTACAGTACCCATCGTGAATTGGTCATCAAACGTCATAGTTTCAGACGGCTCAGACACTAGAGTTGTTACTTGTGCTTATAACGGAATTGCTACAGGTACACTTAGCGGATCATTTAATACAATGACATGCCCTACAAAAATTAAAGACACACATGGCATGTATTCGGGCGGAGTAGCAACTATTAAGATAGCAGGAGACTATGACGTTTCCATGTACACTCAGATCGGAGGTACTTATACCATAGGCTCCTCACTGATTGGTATAGCGATTTATATAAATGGGACAGGCGCTTACACTAAGTACATAACCGCTAATAGATCAAATTCAAATACTGCTGAATTTGTACAACTTGGTATTCCGCTAAATGTGAACGATACAGTAGAAATAAAAATTTATTGTGATGCCACAGGCCCGACATATGAAAATACTGCTGACAGACATGCAATAACTATAAAAAGATCTCCAGGTCCCGCAACAATGGCAGCGAGTGAATTTGTTGCAGCATCCTACTACATGAGCGGAAATGCTACCGTAAACGCAAATACTGCTTTAAATTTCGATGCTAAAGATTACGATACACATGATTACGTTACTACAGGAGCAGGCGTTTGGAAATTTAGTCCACGCATTCCGGGGGTATATTCAGTCAATGGGACATTGCGGTCGAATGTAGCAGATAATTTGATACTATATAAAAACGGAAGTGCACATAAAAATCTTAATATTATTCCCTCAGGAGCGCCGTCTCCTTTCGGTACAGATGTCAAGTTAGCTGTCGGGGATTATATCCACATAGTACAAATAGCTACAGCTACTTTCAACGGGGGTTCTCTTGACGGTGCTAATACTGGAATAATAAATATAGCTAAATTATCTTAAACTTTCCTGATGAGGTATTAGTGTGCGCCTGGGATTAAATAAATTAAATTTGAAATATATAAATGTTATAGAATCTCTTGATAATACATATTCACATGTCACACAATACATTGTATTTATTAAATTTTAATAAAGAAAAACTCATGTTATTTCGATCAATAATTCAATGAGGGAAAATAACATGGGAAACATTTTAAAATTACGAAATAAAAGAATCATGATTAATACTGTATATTGTGCTGACAATCTTGCTGTAATGAAAACATTGCCAAATGAATGTATAGATTTGATATATATTGATCCGCCTTTCAATACACGTTCAGTTAGAAAAGCTAAAGAATGGGATGCTGAAGTACAAGGGATCGAATATTATGATTCATACGGAAATGGGATTCATTCATATATAGCTTTTATGAAGGAACGATTACAACAAATGCATCGATTGTTAAAACCAAATGGTAGTTTGTTTGTCCATGTTGATTATCGTGCTGTTCATTATTTAAAAGTAGAATTAGACAAAATTTTTGGAAAAGAAAATCCCGATATTGGCGCAAAACATATGATTAATGAAATCATATGGCATTATTCGGGTGCAGGAGTTCCTAAAACAGAATTTGCAAAAAGACATGATACTATTCTATGGTATGCGAAAACTCACAAATGGACATTTAATGCCGACGAAGTAAGAGAAGAATATGCAGAAGCAACTAAAAATAGATTTAAACATAGAGTAAATAATGTCAGAAACGGTAAGGATTTTGGCCCTCAAAAATTGAACCCAAAAGGTAAGCATCCAGAAGATGTTTTTAGGATTTCAATTATTCCGCCTTCTGGAAAAGAGCGTATTGGATATCCAACACAAAAACCACTAGCTCTTCTTGAAAAAATCATAAAGGCAGCATCAAACAAAAATGATATAGTAGCGGATTTCTTTTGTGGTTGCGGAACTGCACTGAGTGCTGCTCAAAAATTAGGAAGACATTGGATAGGTGTTGATGCTTCAAAACAAGCAACAAAAGTAATTCGTAAAAGAATGATGGCCGAACACAATTTAGAAATTAATGA